ATTGGCGATATTAAACCTCATGCGGGGGCTTCAATTCCTGCGGGCTGGTTGGAATGTGGCGGGCAAGCGGTAAGCCGTACAGACTATTCCGCATTATTTTTAGCAATTGGCGTTGTTTATGGCAATGGTAACGGGTCAACGACATTCAATTTGCCTGATCTTCGCGGGCGCACTTTATTTGGTAAAGATAATCTAGGCGGTGCGGCGGCTAATCGTTTGACAACTGGAAACGGTGGCGTTAACGGTGCGGCGCTGGGCGCGGTGGGTGGTGGTGAAGCGGTGACTTTAACGGCGGCGCAAATGCCTAGTCATGGGCATGGTGGCGGTTATGCGCCAACGGTTAACCTTTCAACGGGTGGTAATACTGCATACGGCGGCGGCGGGTCAACGGGTGGCGCGGGTTCATCGGGTGCACATCCAAATATTCCGCCCGCTATGGTTGTAAATTACATCATTAAAACATAGGGTTAAATATGCAAGTTTCAATTATTCCAAAAGATAAAACAATCGTCATTGATGGCGTGGCGCTGGTGTTTGATTTCGTGGTGTGGTCTAAAAAAATTCACGCCATACAATGGAATGGCACAAGCGGCACGATTGAATATACAGAGGGCGCGGCGCAATGGTTTGATAATTTCGCAATGATCGAAGAGATCGTACAAGCCTATTTTGATGAAAAAACACGGCTTGAGGCGTTAGAGGCTGAGGCGTTGAATGGTTAAGTCATTGCTGATCGGTGGCGGGCTTGGTTATGGCGCGTTTTGGCTTTATCAGCGTTATAACTTGGCGGGAATTACAACAGATAACGAAGAGGGCGTAAGCTTTTTAGATGCGGCAATGGGTGGATTTATGGCGGTTTCAAGTATGCAAAAAAACAATATGAGTATTAGCTTAAGAGGATTGGCGCATATAAAGGGCTGGGAAGGGTTTAAATCTAGCGTGTATTTAGATGTCGCGGGATTGCCTACAATTGGTTACGGTCATCTGATTAAACCACACGAAAGATTTACAACGATAACAGAGGCGCAAGCGGGCGCATTATTGGCTAAAGATGTAACGAGCGCAGAAAGTGCCGTTAACAAATATGTAAAAGTGCCATTAACACAAAATCAATTTGATGCGCTGGTAAGCTTTGCATTTAACGTAGGAAATGGCGCGTTTGCAAATTCTACGATGCTTAAGCGCATTAATGAGGGCAAATACACTGAGGCGGGGTATGAGTTCGGGCGCTGGGTATTCATTACCGTAGGCGGTAAAAAAACAGTGAGTGCGGGCTTGGTGAATCGCCGCACGGCAGATTACAACCTATTTAGAGGCGTAGCATAATGAAAAAACAAAATATCATCATACTGGCGGGCGGTGCGCTGGTGTTTCTGTGGCTATTAAGTCAGGAAAAAGCAAAGGCACAAACAAGTAACAAGGTTTACGCCTCGCACCAATACGCGCCAGTGTGGCAGGGTTTGCCGTCTGAAAACATAAGCGAACGTACATACACTTATGCTTAAGTTCATTGAAAAAAATCAGAGCTTGGTAATTTGGGGCGGCGGTGCGTTGCTGGTGCTGTATATGTTGAAAAAATATTTCAATCAAGCGGCAGATTCAACGCTAGTGCAAGGCTTAAAAAACCCGCTAGACGCGCTGGGCGCGTTGGCTGGTTCGGTGGTTGGCATTGAGCCAAATATTCAAGGCGGCACGCAATTAACGGAAAATTTCAGCTATTACATTGAGTTAAACGGCGGCATTGATAAATATCTTCAACAGAAACAGGCGGGCACTTTTAAGGGTGCGCCCTATGATGCGGCGATAGATTACAAAAAACAGTTACAAAACAAATCATTATTTCCATTTTTTCTATAAGGGGCTGGTCATGAAAGATAAATTAAAAGCAATGTTTGATAGCAAAACCACATGGTTAACGCTTGGCGTTGTGGCGGGTTCGCTATTCGGTGAAACAGGTCAGCAAGTGGTTAACGCGCTAGGCTTGGCAGTTATGGCGGTGTTGTAGTGCATGAGTTAGTCATTCCAGTGGTAAGTGCAATCGCTTCATTTGTTGGCAGTTATGCGGCGCTTAAGGTGCACGTTGATTATTTGCGGCGGGATGTAGATTTAGCACATCGGCGTATAGACCAATTACAGAAAATTAACCCATAAAAAAGCCCGCAATTGCGGGCTTTTTACTATCTGATCGTTAAAACTTAAAATTAGCGGCTATTTCATTATCGTAAGTAAATGCACATTGTGTGCTAATTAATCTACCGTTAGCGGTTGATCCTACGCAATTAGCTCCTATGGGTTTGCCGTTGTGAGGGTGGCAATAAAAAAGGCTTGGTGATACTTTTGATCCTGTTTCTGATGTGCAGCTTAGTGAGCCGTTCCCGCCTCTATCCAGTTGAAAAAATAAAGGGGTTTCGTCATTTATTTTAAAAACAACTGCAAAATCATCTGATAATAGATTTTTTTGGTGAACAAGGCCGCCGTCAATCTTGATGGTTGATTTTTCGCCTAGTGGCCTGTAATTTTGTGGTGTTGATTTGTAATAAGCAGGGGCGCAAGCCGTAAAGGTTAGGCAAGTAAAAGCGATCAATAAGTTTTTCATGTTGTTATTCTTTCTTTTTAAAAATTAAATATTACCGCATTTCGCGGCGGTGCATGGATAACGGCAGGATCGGAAGAGGTCTAAATTGATATTTAAAACTAGATTTAATCGCGATTGATAAGTTATGCTTATCGTTATGCGCTTTTTCGTTTAAACAATAAAATGAATTGTCAAGCTTTGCGCGTTTTATTTTCGCTATTACATCATAATTTTTAATATAATCCTTCACGTGGTCTTCGCGGTGTCGGTCATCAAGGCGCGGCACGTTGGAGAGCCATAAATTTACATCGTCATAGGTTACGACTACATCACCGAACAAGTCCAAATCTAGGCACATTTGAAAACCTCGCTTTCTGAGGGTTCAAAGTGCGGCAATGATAATATAAATTTCGCTTCGTATAATGTATAAAAAGAAGCTTAATTATGTTAAATCGCCGCACAATGAAAAATTAAGATAATTCAAATTACGCCTTTATTTTTGTTCGGTCAAGTAGTCACTTTTTGGAGTGATTGCAATGAACAGAAACAGCGCCGTTTATCAAGTCCTATCCCCTGAAACAATCCCGCCGCTAGATTTGGGTGAAGTTTTATCAATCCATAATAACGATCATCATCCGCAATTATCAGCCGTAGGCGCTAGGAAGCTAGATGAAGCCTTATTTAACCTACATACCGCAATAGAACATATTCAAAAAGCGCATGAGCTTATGCGCGGGGTGCCTATCCGCTTGAATGAGTTAAGTTTATCTAATTCTTATTTGCACTCGTACATTTATGTCATTAATCAAACGCTTGATCTACCAAAAAACAGATTATTAGCCGCTTATGCTGAACAGCAGAGAGCGGGCGCGAAATGAGTGAGTATCAATTTTGGCGCGAAATGGATGCGTTTAAGCATGAAAAACTTAATCGTTTACCTAAGTTATGGCGCGATCATGTGCATAAACGGTATGCGGTAATTGCTAAAACTTCGTTGCGTGATGCAAATTTGTATTTGCGCGAGCTGGTAGAGCCGTTAGAGGGTGCTATTGATATCGGCGCAAGTGATGATGATTTAATAAGCTTAGCGGCTAAATGCGCTAATCAATGCCAATCATATTTTGCAGATCATAAGATTAATAACTTGATGTTTGAATTTTACGCTTATGACAAGTGCATGGTTTTATCCAATGCGTACAACGTGCGCTATCCCATTGAATTTGATTTGAATCAGCAACGTGCGCGGCTTTGTTGTGAATCGTGGTGGTTGCGTAATTTGCGTAATTCTCATGCAAAGGCGAGAGAGGCGGCGGCGCGTGATGCTGGCATAGTGCATAAAAAGCATGATGTCTATGTAAGTGATGACACGCTAGACCGCCGCAAACAGCAATTAAAACGCAATGCGGAATTATTGCAAAGCGTTGAAATGCGGAACGAGTACGGCGAGATTATGAAGCTTTCGGACATTGCCGCCGCTGGCATGGCAAACCATAAAAACAGGTTTGCGGAATTAATGGCACGGATTAAGGGTTTTGAAGAGTTGGCGAATAAATACGGCCATAAATCTACATTTGCAACGTTAACAACGCCTAGCCGTATGCACGCTAGAACGAGTGACGGAAAAGAAAACGCAAAATATGACGGAACGCAACCAGATGAAGCGCAAAAATATTTAGTTAACGCATGGGCGAAAGCGCGTGCATTATTGGCTAAACATGGCGTCAAATTCTACGGATTAAGAGTAGCAGAGCCGCACCATGACGGAACACCGCATTGGCATATGATCCTGTGGTATGACGGCAAGCCGTCAACGCTAAAAAAGCTGAAGCATTACATTACCCAAAAATTCATTGAAACAGATCGCGAAGAGTTATCGCGTGATATATCGCCTCGCGTTAAATTTAAAGATATGGACAAGCGCGGCGCAGCTGGCTACGTGGTCAAGTATGTAGCTAAGAATTTGGGCGGTGTAGAGGGTGAGAGTGATGATGAAGTTGGCAAGGGTTCATCTAGTGAAACTAACGCCGCGAGGGTTGAAGCGTGGGCGAGTACGTGGCGCATTAGGCAATTTCAGCAGATAGGCGGGCATTCTGTTACCGCATGGCGTGAAGTGCGCCGCATTGATGAAAATCAAACAGAGGGCAAGCGCCCGTTATTCGTGAAGTTATGGCAATCAGCACAAAAAACAAAAGAGCGTGATGCAAGTTTTGCCGCATTTATTGAGGCAATGGGCGGGCTTTATGTGTCTAGCCGTGAATCGGTTTTTAAGGTTGATTATGACGTGATCGAAAAGCAGGGT